CAAGTAGCAGCTACCAGCTATAAGGCCATAGTACCTTCTATGTCCTGTTTGGTAGATAGAGAAGTCCAGTCCCTGTAGATGCCCACTGGTACAACTCTTCATCTCTCTCTTAACTTGTGCATTAGCACTCGGAGCACCTCTCCTGTTCTGCATCACCCTTCCACTAGGACTACGTGGGAAGAAGTGTGAGTACAGTATGCCATCAATGTCCACCACATCAAGGAAGGGGTGCACCTCCCAACCAGCCTCTTCATACCCTAGGTCACTGGTAGAGATAGTGTCCTCCAGTATAGCCTCTTCTTCTACTGCTCTGTCTATGCGGTTCTCATGATTACCAAGGGTAAGCACCATACGTGGGCTGTATCTGGGCTTGTGGTTCTTCTTCCTTACTGCATTATACTCCCATATAGGTAGTAGCAACTCCTTCATTGCATACCTAGCTGCCTCTATGTCTGTATTGTACCGGCGTCCCTCGAATGACTTACGCCCTTTATCGTAGCTGCTCAGGCTGGGCATATCAGCGAAGTCCCCTAAGCATATGATTACATCGGGTTGCTTGTGTACTATGTACTCTCCTATGTGTCTCAGGAAGGATATGTCTACTCCCTCCTTTACCTGACAGTCTGGTATTACCAAATGACTCTTAAGAGCGGAGTTCCTTGGGTATGTCTGCGACACTGTAGTACTCGATGCCGTGTCGTTCGCACCACCTCGCATGTGTGAGCTGCGCTCCTCTTCTGACAGGTTTGTTCGGGTTCGAGAAAATAAAGATGAGCGTTTGGTTGACATTAGCAAGTTCCTCATGTATGGCTAAATACTTAGCCTGATCTCCGGGCCTAAAGAATCCCTTCACTTCCACTACAGTATCCCCTCTAGAGAAGTCTGGTGTGTACGTCTTATATAGCACGTACTCTACCTTCCGCTTCTCGTACTCCCAATCTCCTCCTAAGAGTGATCCAACCTTGGACTCCAGCTTACTCCTGTACTTTCCTGTTGAGATACTCTTCCGCTGTCTCCCACGGGAGAGGAGCCTCTTCTTCTTGCTCTTCGATTTCATATAGCCGATCCTCTATGTCTCCTAAGTGAGAAAACTTGATCTCTGTGTACTTATCTACGAGTTCATCCATAGCTGCAAGAACAGCTGTCTTGATAATCTCCAGCTCTTTTATAGCTTCTGCATAGCTGTCATCAAGAGTGTCATCTCTAGCACCGATGGAAAAGGTGAAGTACACTAGATTTGCTCCATCATGAATACGCAGATCTATGTTACTGCTGCGAGAGTAATTATCTGATGATACTGCAACGTACTGATCTGTATCCTCATTAAGGAACTTACGAAAGATTAAAACTTGCTTGTCCATTGCTCCTCCTCGGAACGTAGAATCCATAGTAAACGTGCATTTTCCAGCATAGCTTCGTAGGGCTTAGAGTACTGTGTGGCGTATGTACATAGTGCTATCCAGTACATCTCCTCTTCATCTGTTTTACCTCTTAAGAGTTTATCTGCTCTTGCAGTACCAATCCCCGGAACACCGGGGATATTATCAGTAGTATCTCCTGTAAGTAGTTGAAGATAAAAGGTACGTAGTGCCTCCAGCTCTGTTACTTCGTATACTTTATCTGTCCTCCAGTTGTAGTGCATTCCGGGGATCATATTCAGATCCTTGTCTATGGTTACTATACAGCTGTCCTCCGTCTGTTTTATACCTAGTGCGTCGTCTGCCTCCATGCCGTCTATTACAGTTGCCTCCCATACTTCGATGAGGTACTTCCTTATATCCGCATAGTGAAGGGGTTTGGCTGCTACCCTGTTCCCTTTATAGGGTCTTATGGTAGCAACCGTATCCCTGAAGTTATCCACTCCCGTTAGGTACAGCTCCATCTCCTCTGATTGCAGCCTCTCATGTACTCTTAGGAGTAGGTTCTTGCATAGCTGTAGTGCGTGTCTCAGGGGTTCCGCCTCAACGAAAGCCATAACCTCCTGATTGTCCAGCTTTTTCTCCTCGATGTGCTTCTTTGCCTTCCCTAGTGTAGGGAATAGTTCACCATCCTCCGTCTGGTATGTAGTCTCCTGCACAGCAAAGCCACAGGAGTACGCTATAATATCCGCATCCACTAGGGCAGTAGAAACTTTACGAGGAAGCATGTCTTATCCCTCCAGCAGGGCCATCTCACGATCCAAGTCACCTGTAGTGTACGCCTCAAAAGCACGGGCAGTCTCAATCACTGCCTCTACTGTGGGTAAGACAGGTACTGTAGTTGTAGTAATGAATACAACAGCAGCAGTCAAGGCATTCTGGCGGTTAATGGTACGCTCAGGAGCCAGTGGATCAATAGGGAAGCTACGTCCCGGCCTAGGAACACCTGTAGCAGCCGCTGGGCCGGGGCTGCCCTTGTGTACTACTGCTATCCCTTTAACGTCCTTGTAGCCCTTAGCGTTCGTCTCAAAGGTAAGGGACACCTCATCCCCCTTGTCTACCTCCCACTCCTTGAAGCCACCTGAATACCACTCTCCGTTAATCTGGAAGGAAGTAGCCTTCTTTATGCCGTACTTGGTGTTGCGTTCCTGTACTGATACTGTACTCACAATGCCTTCGATTGTAACCATCTCTAGGTACTCCTCTATTAATTACATGTATATTATAGCACATCTAAATCTATATGTCAAGTCTTTTCTTTAGCCATAGATTTTGTCCTAATGGGCCATAGTGGACACACCTTGCTAGTACAGGCAGATACCTGCATTCTCCACCCTCCTTTACCCCCGATGGGGTCGTATATACAGTACACACACATCGCGTCTATTTTACCCCTTAATCCGGGCTTCCCGGCCAAATCGTTAATAACATCTGCTCGTAGATCATCTGTCTTATTCATGCCCATGTTCAGCTCCTAAGTTAGTTGCTTCATGTCATGCCAGTCACTCCCTACGCTTATCTCCACTGGTAGTGGCAGATCAAAGTCAATATCAAAGATTTCCTTAAGGAAAAGAGGGGCTTGCTCCATTGTAGCCTTAGCGGTGAATGCCCACAGCATAGCCCATTCCTTATCCTCACAGTCAAACAGCACTGAGTCGTGTACCGTATTGACCATCTTTATGCTCCCATCGTACTTAGGAAGACTCTTAAGAGTACGATATAGCTTGCCAAGTACCATAGGTACAATGTCCCCTGTAGCAAACCCCTGTACAGGATAGTTCTTCAGCTTGGTAGGTGAGAAGCTGGTAGGGGAGCTAGTACCCGTACTCCAAGACTTCTGCATCCAGCTGGGGCTGTCCTCCTCTATGAAGGTATACTGCCTGCCTGTTAGAGATTCCCATTTGGCTACCCCTGCTGGTCGGCCAGTCTTAGTACGGTACTCACTTGACTTCCTGAAGGTAGGTACACCCACTAATATGCTGTCATGCCATGCCTTAACCTCATGGTATCTGGTGTAGTAGTTGTCTATAAATGTCTTGGCTAGTTCCTCGCTTATATCATTGCGATCAGCCATAGACTTACACCCTGCACCATACTGTAGCTGAAAGCTAAGCTGCTTGGCAATCTTGCGCTGCTCTGGTGTGTAGCTACGGCCAAAGAGCAGGGTAGCTGATATGCCATGTAAATCCTGACCGGAGAGTAAATCACTCTTAAGAGTACTATCGCCACTCAGGTAGGCCAGTGCATATATCTCCAGTTGGGAGAAGTCCAGCTCTAGAAGTTGGCCTTCGGGCCATCTGGATGTGAACACCTTGCGTATCTCACTCATCTCTATTTCCCCGATGCCTGTTGAAGGTTAGGTTTACTACAGGATAGCCTGCCTGTATCTGTAGCACAGTGACTGTAACTTGGGTGCATACAGCTATCCGTAGGCCATAGTAACTTACTGTATCCTCTGTAGTAGGTAGTCAAGTCCTTAATTAGTGTACGGTATTGCAACAGCTGCTTTGCAATATCATGGGGTGTTGCCCAAAGTGCCCCCGCTACGATTTTAGTTAGAACTCCCACATCAACACGCCACATCCCGTTCTTACCCTTGGTACTGTAGGTATCTCCATCAAGTAGCTGTGGTATAGTAATAATCTTTTTCTCCCGCTTGAGTTTAGGTTCTCCAGCTCTCTTACCTGTCTTGTAGCGTGTGCCAGTATCTTCCTGTACATCTATGGTAATAGTACCTCCGAACAGCATAGTCCCTATCTGCTGCGAACTATTAGGAGTTAATACGCTATGTGCTATAGCTGGAAAGTGCTTCTCCATCTCAGCGATAATCCGGCGACTAAGAACACCTATCGAGTATTCAAGAGCGACCTTGTGTACCTCCAGTATCTCCTTGTCTACGTACATGCCATTCCACTCCATCTCTACGGTAGCTAGTCTTGCCTCCATCTGTGTAGCTATCAGTGGTACCATATTCAGCCTGTCTGCTTCCTCCAGCTGCGCTAGGAATACTATCTCAGTATTATTCAAGTCACCTATAAGATACTCTTCCAGCTCATCTCTTGGAATATCAGGGGTGTCTATGCCTGCCTCCCAGTACTCCTTGATTCTGTCTGGTTTGACTGTACCTCCATACCTTACGGATAGTGCGTCGAGTGACTGATACTTTCTTTCCTGACCGGAGATAAGATACTCCACCAGCATGGTATCCCATATCCGTCCTGTCTTTAACCACTCCCTCCATTCTGGATCGCTCATCAAGTACAATAGATCAAAGGCTATGTTTTGTCCTACTAAGAGTATATCTGTAGTAGGAGGAGCTACAGGGAGACTGCTGAACAGGGTCCGAATATTACCAGCATCATCCTTGCTCCCTCCCACTACTATTATGTTATCTGGATGGAAGGGGCTGGCAGCAAAGTCACCTATGCTCTCATCCCCACGGTTGCGTATCGTAGTCTCTAGGTCTATCACCATGTAGTGCATGTCACTTCTCCTTCTCGTCGCATCCAGTCTGTGTAGTGGTAGGTAAGTTACTCATAATAAAAGATTTATACTGAGAGTGTTGTAACCCTAGAAACGCCCACATTAGCAACAGTAGAGCTATAATAAGGGTGCTGTCATTTTTCATTATACAAACCTCGCTATCTCTGGTAGTATCAGTACTTCATGCCTGCCATGTCTAAGTGCTGGCACACCCGGTGTCGGTAGCTTGTTCTTCACTACATTCAACCATCGTGCGTTGGCTGGTATCGAACCATCTACTGAGCCTATATTCACGATCACGTCACACTCTCCCTGAACCGCTGTCTTGGACTCATACAGTCGAGACATAGTAGGGTACTGCTCATTCTCCGCTGCGGCGTCTAGCTGGCCTACAGTGAGCACAGGGGCATACTCCTTGGACCACTCTCGGGCTGTCTGGAACATCCTCTCTAACCTCTGTATCCCTCCCAAATCCTCAAAGCCGTGTACCTTCCTGAGCTGGTCTATACAGATCAGCCCTACATCAGTCTTGTTCAACCAGTACTCAATGTCCCTCATGTGCAGGTCATGCTTATCCACCACTATGATCTTATCCTTGTCTCCACCCATCTCAGTGGCGTACCTCGCCTTGTAGAATGGCGGATTAGCCAGCAGGTCATTGTAAGTTACTCCTAAGAGTGAGCAATGCAACCGTATCTTAACAGCTCTGCCTCCCTCCTCGTTGGTAAAGTATATAACTTTCTTTCCCTCTGGCAGTTGCTTTGCCATAAAAGTAGTCTCACTGCACAGGAGTGTAGTCTTACCTGCCTCAGGTCTAGCTGGAAACATACAGAAGTTACCCTGTCTC